CCACAAAATCTATGCCAATGTTTGTTTGGTTTTCCAACAACAGAAGAATAATTATATTCCCATGAAACTGTTCTCATTTGAATATGAATCAATTCAGCATAATGTTGTTCTACTAACCCATCTATAATAATCATTTGAACTTGGTTCTCGCCATAATTTCAGTAAGACACGCTAAAGTGTTAATCTCTTGATCGGCGACAAAAGCTGCTTTGTACTGGTACTCGCCCAATATAACAACAACATGAGGAATACTAGAGCCATCCACATAATCATAAAGACTATCGTAAATATTCCTGAACAAGCGAGTTGAATCATTATCCAAATTGTCAACAACCCATTTCCGAACACTTGTAAACTCCTTTTGTTTCATATGATTTATGAGTTCTTTAATGTTGTCACTCTTCATATCAACAAGAATGCCAGCATCAATTTTTCCAGAGACAGAATATCTCTGAAGTTCATTCAAAACTCTACGCCAGTCAGGAAAATGTCTTAGAACAATTCCAGACACAGCCTTGGGGTCAAACTGAACATCTTCTGATTCCAAAATGTTTAGAGCATTCTGATAAAAATCATGAGCAAGTCGTTGTTTCTCTGCTTTAGGTATTGAGAAATCATACGTTGGACATCTAGATATCAATGCCGGTATGATACGATTGACATAATTACAGGTTAGAATAAACCCACAGTTAGAACTGAACTCTTCAATAAACCCACGCAACGCGGGCTGCGTGGATTGTGGATTCAGATAGTCTGCCTCATCAAGAATGAGATACTTACGACCACCATGAAGAGATACAGTAGAGGCAAAGTTCTTAACCTTGTTTCTCAAAACATCAATACCGGATTCTTCTGAACCGTTAATCATCATATAAGATAAATCCAGTTCATTAAGAAGTGCCTTTGCAGCGGTGGTCTTTCCAATGCCAGGACCACCAGCAAATGTGACATTAGGAACATTACCATTTGCCACAAACTCTTTCAAAGTGTTTTTCAGGTTAGTCGGTAATACACATGCGTCAAGATTCTTTGGTCGATATTTTTCGACCCACAGAAATTCATCCATAACAAAAACTCCTTTTAAGAATCAGAATTAAAATATGATTCTGGTTCAAGAGCTATAAAATATTCAATATCTACATTTGTATTTTTGAAGTGACTAATCCGTTTTGAAGATACACTTACATCATAAGTTCCGGGCAGAAGTTTTAGATTTTCAACCTTGAACCAAAACTTATAATCCATGCCATCAGTTCCATTCACAACCTCAGTTGAATAAGCATTAGCAGTGTCATTCTTTTTATCAGTGACACGCAAACTACCACTTTCCAACACCATATCAGGTGCACCAATAACTGCTGCAGCTTTCTGAACATTAGAAAGGATATCACTGGAAAGAGAAAACTTAACTTCACATTCTGGCATCGTAATATCTTTTGTCACACTAGTAACAACTGACGGATCAGAATACCAATACTTCAAACTACTATTTGAACCTTCAGAACGCATAACTACAAAGTCATTCTGAAAATCCATCTCTGGTGTAGTAAACAAAGACATGCTAGAAAGAAATTCATTCAAATCATAGATTGCAATATCTCTTTCAAAGTTTTCTGTCACGGTTGACTTGGCCACAATATTTTTCATTGCAGACATTGTGGTCAACGCCTGGCCAGATTTAATCATTAGGTTCTGGTTGATAGTAGAATAGTTCTTCAACACAGATACTGTTTCATCACTTAATTTCATAATATATTCTCTCTAAGTATATTCATATTTCACAGGATAGTGAACATTACTTTCCCGTTCATTATCACATTCTTTATCATGATTGTGTAATGCCAGTATACCATAATGAATAACCTTTAGCAAGTCTTTTCTGTCCTTGCCATTTTTCTTTCCATATCGTTGTGCATACTTCATAATGTTACCGATACAGAAACCTTCACCGTGGCCACTGTCCATAATAAACTCTGTAGCCTGAAAATTATTTTGACTGTAGTGTTGGTCGTAAGTATCATCAATATAATCTTTCAAATCAGAGATCAAACGATCTTCATCATATTTGTAAACCGGCGGCGGCCTTTGTGTCAATTTTACATCATTCACCATCAGAAGCCTTCTTTGCATCATATAGTTCTGCCTCACGGTCAGACATATACTTCTTACGCTCTTCTTCACTATCATGAACATTCCAGTTCATCGCAATAGAACGTCTTTCACCCTCACCAAAGAAAGGTAATACCTGATGCTTCAACCATTGCGGGAACACCAACATCGTTCCTGCAATCGGCTTCACATAATCTTCTGTCTGTGGTCGCAACTGCATCAAGTCACGCATACTATTAGTGCCCCAACATAGATGTGTCCAACCATCAACACCACCAGAAGCATTGTTAATCTTAGGAACATCCGGCGTATCCTGAATACACTGGGGAACCTTCAACCATAGAAAACCAGACAATCCAGCCACAGTTCTTACACCATGATCATGAAAAGGATTGTAATCACCAGCATATGCATGGTTGGTCCAACACTGCATTACTTCAGCTGTGGCATCACGGTCATATCCCTTCTTAAGATATGTTGTGCCAATCTGATTGAATACAACTTCAAGTTGCTTACCAACATCAGTATCAAAAGGAAAATCCAACTGAGCAGAGCGTTCATCCTCTTTCAGTTGACCAACCAAACCATCAGCAAAACTTTTGCTGTTAGGAATAATATCATCATCAATGTGTTGATTCAATTCATCAATAATCTCTTGTGGAAACTCCACTCTAAGTATATTGAAGTTCAAAATAGGTCGCATCGCAATTTCCAAACCTTGATTCTGTTCAGAAGTTGCTTCACCAACGATTTTAGCATACTCGGTCGAACCTTCTGGATAAGTATTACCACCGGTTGTCCTGACCTTTTTTACACCTTCATCGTTATAAAAAATCTCATAATCTTTTTCTTCACTCATAGTTTTTTCTCTCAAATCTTCAGTGTTTACACTGGAATCATCTCCAGGCATAACTGCTCTTTCCAGCATTGCATTATAATTGTCTACCGTAAATAGACTTTTAGCAGAAGTCAACTCTTTGACACCATCATCAGTCATGGCATCAATACCAAAATCTGCAATGTTGCCATCTTGTATTTTCAAACCCATATTATATCCTCACACAAAATGGGGGTGACACTAAGCCACCCCCATTTTCAATTTACTTTACCTCAACAAGACGAGGCTTCTTGTGCTCTGGAACCACACGTTCCAGTGTGATTGTGAGCATACCATTCTCAAGTTCAGCACTGTTAACAACAATGTCATCAGCGAGTGTAAATTTACGATCAAATTTACGGTAGGAAATACCACGATAAATGTCATTATCAGACTTATCGTTTTCTTTAACTGAACGAACAGTAAGAGTGCTATCTTCAACCTCAACTTCAATATCTTTTTTACCAAATCCAGCCACAGCCATTTCAATGACATAGGTATATTCACCTCCTTTTCGGATGTTGTATGGCGGGAACCCCGTAGAAGCTCTGTTGTTATTGGTATAGTTTGATAGTTGATCAAACATACGATCAAAACCAACTGCATAGGGTGTAATTTGATTGAAATTTTCAAATAGACTTAGTGCTTTACTTGTAACCATTTTTTTTCTCCTTTAATAAGCAAGATTACTTTTTTGTATCCCCGAAGGCAATACAATTAACTAATTGGTTTTGTTCGACATCAGGAGAACCAATCAAAACTCCTAAACTATATATACGATTTAACTCTTTTCACTAAACTTTATACATCATATCACAATGATTCACATTCTGTCAAGAGGTTTTTGCAAGAACTGTGTAATCAAGAGCAATTCTTTTTTTCTCTGTAAAGATATCAGTGGCTGCATGTTCTTTAAGTGGGTCGAAAACTAGAAATGTGCCAGGCACCATTTTGTGTGCCTCTCCATCATGTAGAAAATGGCCGCCATTATCTTCTGACCATTCTGCGTGTAATAGACCAAGAATTTTTAGAACCTTCATGTCCTTCGGCACATCTTTCTCGTGGTCTGTGTGGATATTGTCTTTTCTGTGTTTGTCTTTAATTGATGCACCACACCAGAGCATTGTAGGTTGAAATACATCTAGTCCATCTTTGAGTGCTTTGTTGTATACCATAAGAAGAACCATGTGCGCCATACCTTCTAGAAATTTTGCGCCAGGGATATCACTACCATCATAGATGGTTAGTTTAGGGTGCTTCTTTTCAAAGACTGCACCTTTTGGATAAGAATAATTCCATCGTTCTTCGTTCTGCACACAAGTTTTCAAATACTCCAAAATCATTGGAGGCACTGCATTTTCAATTCGTATAACCATTACATGTTCCCATATCTTCTCAAGTTTTTCTTAATGTTACTTACAAGTCTTTTCTTTGCTCTTTGAAGAACAAGAGGACTTACCCTCTTTGTAAAATCACTACCATTCATATGATCATATTCATGTTGAAATATTCTAGCCTCCAGATCTTTGAGGTCTTGTTTTGAGACACTACCATCAACATTTTCATATGTCACCTTTATCTCTACTGGTCTGCGAATCTTTAGATATAGGCCCGGATAAGTCAAACAACCTTCTTCTATGTAAGAGGTTTCTTCACTGCTCCACACTATTTCTGGATTAAAACAAACGGTCTTGACTCTATCTGGCCAATCAATATACGCAGCAAATGCTTGGTGCATAAGACCACATTGATTTGCAGACAAACCCAAACCATTGTGATTTGCCATAGTCTCAAGTAGATTGGTTTTCAGTAGAACTCTGTCAACATCATCACCAACAGGTTCACAGGGAATTCTAAGTTTCGGATCTTTAGGATCCAGAAGTTTTAATATCATAATGTTTTTCTCTTGTCATCCACTTTGTAGAACACTCAACATTACAAAATGGTATTTGTCTATTGCTGTTCTTAACAAAGAATCTTTCGTCAAAGTAGTATTTTATTGTTGTGTTTATGGGTTTATTGCAATATCCACATATCACTTAGTTCTTCCTTTCATATTCATGTGCAATCTCTTTATCGTGTCACTACCAGTATTGACAAACAAAAAAGGTAGCACCGCATGAGTTACTGCCGTGAAAGTCAAAAACAAAAATGTTCCTGCAAAACTAAGAGCAGTTTTCATATGCTGAAAATAGGTTTCGCCATTGCGATATGGATGTTCTGTAAAAATATTCATTCTGAATCCGTAAAATGTTTGTCAATAACCATAATTTTATCTTCTGCGTGAGCGATAATTTCTACTTGGCTATCTACGGCAGAAACTAAGTCTGCGTGCTCCCCAATACCAACAGGATTTTTTAAATATACACCTATGTTTGCCTTTGCTTTCTCAATATCGGCTCGGTACTGCATCATCAATGCATATAGAAGTGACATTATCACCCTCCTTATCTCTCTATGCTACTGAATTTTTGTTCCTCCAATTCAAACAACAACATGACTAAAGTTTTTCACTTTCTCAAATTTGATTGTGTTTCTAAACTTGTCGGCAAGTGCATCTTGTTTATGACTAATTACAAATACATTCTCATCTCCTAAAGTATTTAGAATCTTTAGGAACTCATCTGTGCCAGAATTATCCAAAGAACTATCAAATATTTCATCCAGTATCAACAGATTTGTGTTTGTGCTATTCTTCATCTTTGCAACGGCTCTCCAAGTAAAAAGCAATGCAAGGTCAATACGCATCTTCTCACCCTCACTGAAAGACGAATAAGAAAAGTCATCTCTATATCTTGACTTGATAGTTTCTTCAAAACTTTCATCCAAAGTGAAGTTAACATAGAACTCCATAGATGTCAAGTAGGTATTGATTAACCGATTCATAATAGGCAGATACTGCTTGATAATCTTTGTCTTGATACCAGTATCTTGCAGCATATTCTTTGATGCCTCTGCGTATGTTTTGTCTTCTCTCAGTTTTGACTTTCTATCTACAAAGACTTGCAACTCTTCTTTCAGTTTCTCCAAGTCTCTATAATCAGCCTTCTCAATATGTCCTGTTTCTAAATGTTCAATCTCTGTCTGTAAAGTGCTATTGAATTTTTCCAGCTGAGTGATTGAACTATTTTCCTTTGCAACCTCCACAGAATTTTTCTGTATATTATCAACAACGACATTGATTTCATTCATCTTGATTTTAGTGGAATCTATCTCTTCTTTCAACTCATTCAAACCAAAACTAACCTTGTCTGCATCTGCTCTCTTTTTATCAAGCATATCAAACTTAAACTCTTCATCAATATGTTGCTGACAAGTAGGACAATCAGTGTTGTCTTCAAAGAATGTAACCAACTTAGAATGTGCTCTATGTTTCTCTCTCAGTGTTGATTGTATATCTCTCAGTTTGTCAAATTTTGATTTTATTTTAGTTGAGTCAGATATACTAAGCGCACTTAACTCATTTTTCTTGTTTAGAGAATCAATAATCTGTGACTTCTTGGCAATCTCTTTCTCGTTCTTGGTGATAGAAGATTTTTTCTCTGTCAGTAACTTTCTCTTGTTCTCTTTTATGTCTTCAATATACTTTTCTTTCAGTTCAATTTTTTCAGATGATAGAGCAATCTTATATTCAACATCTTTAAAGTCATCGTCTATCGTTTTTAGTTTCTGTTTGAGAAGCATATTCATCAAAGAGAAAATCTGAATATCAAGAATCTCTTCTACCACTTCACGACGATGCCTAGCCTTCAACTGCATAAAAGGAACAAAGGTAGAACTACCCAGAATTACAACCTGAGTAAAACTGCGATAGTTCAGTTTAAGGATTTGTTGTTCCAGATACTTTTGATAGTCACGAGAGTTTGCATCTTGGTTATACATCTTACCATTGATGTATATCTCAAACACGGCAGGTTTAATACCACGAATGACTTTTATTTTCTTGGCACCGATAGAAAACTCTACCTCAACGATACACGCACTAGCATTTACAGTGTTAAGAAGTTGTGGCTTATTGATGCCACGAAATGGTTTACCGAACAAACCAAAACAAAGTGCATCAAGAATGGTAGACTTACCTGCACCATTTTCACCAATAATCAATGTGGTAGAATCTTTGTTTAGTTCTATCTCAGTAAATTGGTTGCCGGTTGATAAGAAATTCTTCCAGCGAACCGTTTCAAAATTTATCAAATCTCTAAGTCCTGTGCCTCAGTGTATAGAGTCCTCATAGTGTTCTTCAACCTATCTTTACTCAATGTCACATCTAGCTCGTCAATATACCGCTCAAGCAGTGTCATAGTGTCCTCAGTGTTCTCAACAATATCATCCGACACATTGTTCGCATCTAACTCTGAAAAGTCTTCTACAATCTTAACCTCGTGACAATCAGCCTGTAAGAGCTTATCAACAAACTTATCAAACTGGTAAAGGTCTTTCTTGTTGACCACAATCAGTTTGACATACTTATCCTTGTATCGTGTCATGTCATCATTCATCTCTGCACTATCATCATAATATATTTTAGAGTATATTGTCAAGGGATTTACGATACGTTCTAGTTGTCTTGTTTCTGTATCAAACACATGAAAGCCTTTTGGGTCACCCCAATCATTCCAATAGATTTCATATGGCGTGCCAAGATAATACACATGGCCATCGTCAGACTTGTGATGATAGTGTCCACTCATTACCATATCAAAACGGTTGAATTCATTTTTATCCCAACCATGATCCATAAAAAATCCTTTCTGCATTTCAAAACCATTCAACTCCAAATGGCCCATACAGATTTGTGCAGTGGATGTTTTTAACATCTTCATAGTGCTAGACATATTCTCACTATTAATCCAAGGCACAAACAATATCTTACACCCGTCAAAATCTGCTTCGGTAGTTTCTGGATACACTGTAATATTACTGTGTTTACCATCCACCAGTTCTTGCAGAGAATTAACCGAGTTGGTGTTCTTGTAATAGGTGTCATGATTACCGACAATCATATGAAAATCAATGCCCGTAAATTGGTTCACAAACCTTTCACGAAAATCCTTTGCGATTCTATATGATACGAACTTTCTTCTGTCCATCACATCACCGAGATGAACAACAGTGGTTATGTTGTTGTCTTTGAGATAAGGAAAGAAAATTTTCTCATAGAACTCAAAGAAGTAATCATTAAATGCAAGGCTATCATTACGTGCACCGAAGTGAGTGTCCGTAATCAATGCAATTTTCAAGCGTCTTTCTCCATGAAGACTTCTAGTCCTTTCTTAGATTTAACTTCTTTTTTCTTAGGCTCGTATACTTCTCCATTCGGACCCATACGATTCAATAAAACATCATATGGAAGGTCAATATTATACACAGTGTCATCACCTTCCATTGTTACGAAAGATTCATAACTCTGTTTTTCAATCATCTTGTTTTTAACATGCACCTGTTTCTTTTCGACTTGTATACGTCTGATGAAAGCATAGTAGATTATCTGGGTAAAATATGCAAATGGATTTTTAGATTTTTCTGGGTCAAAATTATATGCATACTGCAAACAATTCTGAATGCCATCAGATATCATTTCATCACGATATGAATAGTTAATGAAATTTGGTCGATAGGATAAATGAGTTGCAATTTTTAGAAAACACTCACCAATATAATTTGTTAGAGGTGGTGTAAGGTCATCTGCCTCTTCTGCCATCGCACACTTTTCTTTCCACTCTATCATGGCTTCAAGAAACTTTTTATTGTCCACATAATGAACACTTTTTTTCTTAGTCACGTTTTATCTCCTTTAATGATACAATATACCACAAAGATATAATTGTGTCAATATAATTACGATAATTATAAAAAAACACTTGACAGACAGCTTCAGAATACCTATAATAGCCTATGTGGGGCGGTTAATGAATAGTTTTATCTGGTTTTATATTCTTTATTATTTCCTTAAGTTCCTCTTCTTCAATCTCATCTAATTCTTCATCTGTGGGTTCATCTACTTCATGAAGCAAACTCTCTTTTGCGATATTAAATTGGTCAACACAATGACTATAGTAATTTGCAAGGTCACGCGATGCTAATGCTGACATCACGACATTGTGAGAATTTATAGTTATGTACTCTTCATCTGTTAATGGATGAATCCAAGGCGATAAGCTTAAAGATTCAGCAAACCCATTCTCTGTCGCCTTTGGTCTGAGCATAAATTTTAATGGCAAAGATATATCTATAGTTTTTTGTGTGTCATTAAAAAAATCTTCAGATTCTACTATTTTTCCTATAATACTCTCACCATTGGTCAATTTTAGAATTGTAACTGATTCTTTCATAGTTTAACCCTATTGACTTTATAGTTGAATTGTTGGCTCTTGTATATCTTAAGGCGTTCGTAAAAATGTCTTAATGAAAAATTGACTTTAGTATCAGTGACGTTGAGGTCGTCGGCAACATCGAATAATCGAATGGTACTTTTAGTGTCAGTCTTTCGCAGGCCTCTGCCGATTGACTGCAAGACTCTGATTTTAGACTTGGATGGTGAAGAGAACACGATGTTGTGGATATTGCGAATGTTGATACCAGTGCTAAATGTGCCATAGCTCGCAACAATGATTGCATTTTTTTCATTTTCAATTATCTCTCTAATTTCTTCTCTTGTCTCTGTATTCACACCACCATATACAAAGAATATTGGTTTGTCTTTATATTTATCCTTTAACAAATCATACAAAACCTGACCATGTTTTTCTACGAATAGAAAAAGACATAGTGTGTTACCATTGAGCTGCCCCATAAGATTAATAAGAAAATCATTCCTTTCAGGTTTTGTGATGATAAATTCCAGTTCTTGTGCATAATCAAAATCTCTTACTTTTTGACTGTCTTCAGAAGAATGTTGCAACACAATGCAATTAATATCTAAGTTAGCCAATGTCTTATTATCAATAAGATCTTTAGTGGTTATAACATATTTAGATTTTCCAAATAACCCCTCTAGAACAAGACGATGTGTCTGAGTATCATCCAATGTTCCTGTCAGACCAAATCTATATTTACACTTGTTTAGTTTTGTCATGATACCAGTGAGAGACTTTGCTTTGAACAAATGAGCTTCATCACCTATCACACAACCAAATTGTTTGAAATATCTTGGTGGCATTCTATGCAATGACTGCCATGTTGATATAACCACATCCTTGGTTATGTTTCTGTCGTGCCCCTGATAAATTTTTTGACAATAGGTTTCTGCATTCCAACCATAATCCTCAAAGTCTTTATACATTTGTTCTACTAGTGAAGTAGTAGGAAC